GTTTCTATTAGTAGGTTGTTCCTTGTACCAACTAGCAGGCATAGTATATCAACTTCCCAAGCAATACTATTTATAGTACGTGGTCAGTCCATTCTTTGTAGCGTTTCTGCAAGAAGGTATCTGCTTTTTCAATGTTTTCTGTACTCAAGTGTACGTATGATTCTCCGTACCCTTGACTAATTGCGTGATCACAAAATTCATATACATGTGATTTAATACTTACTCCTTGACGAATCATACTACCCAAAATCATTTTGCGGTATTCAAATCTTTTGGGTGATAGTCTCCAGTCGTTTTCAATCAAGTCATCAATAAAATCTAGGTCTTTCATTGTCTATATTCTTGCAAAACTTTAAGGACTTCATTATAAGCATAATGGGCACCATCACACCATTGTCCTGTCTTTGATTTTTCCTGTTCTTCATAAAGTTCAGTCTTCAATTTATATAGTCTTGCCATCATATCAACTTTGAGCATAGTGCTTCTAGGCATAGTTCATCTTCATCATACATCTATTTAATAAAAAAGGGACCCCTGTGAGAGGTCCCTGACAATACAGATTGTATCTGTAGATCACATAAGGTTCGTAACTTGAACTCTTCTGTAATACATGTTGGCATTGGCGGAGAGAGTCTCGCCGTCAGGAGTGCCGTTGTAGGTTCCGTTCGTGGTGACGAAAGGATTGCTGACCATGCCGTAACGAGTCTTGAAACCAATTTTTGGTTGGAAGTTGTTAGGATCGATCGAGCGAACCATTTGGAGGGGTACATATGGGCAGTAGAATAGTCCTGCGTCATAAGGTGAAGTACCCTTGTAACCTACGACATAGTAGTGCTTGTCGCTGAGGTTAGCAGCATAAGGATCAACATAGACCTTGATGCGACCGTTGATGGTTCCAACTGCCAGGTTGCCAGTGTCATCTACGGTACCGATGGAAGGACCACCAGCGCCTGAAAGACCGCTGCTGTAGTCAAGAACGCCTGCCATTGCCAAAGCACTTGCAACGTCTGCAGAACAGATGAGGAAGTTGCCTTTGCCACGACGAGTGTCTTGTGCAATTGCGTTACAATCGCGCTCAATTTGGAACAGAAGTCCTTTGAACTTCTCAACGGACCAACGACCATTGCTGTCAACGTCGAGGTCAAAGATACCAGCGTTAGCAACGTTGTTTGCAGCACCAGGCTTAGCAACGCTGTATACGCGACGGACGACTTCGCGGTTGATTTCTGCAAGGACTTCGCTAGACAAGATGTTAGCAAGTTCCTGCTCAGCATCAAGACCATGAATTGCCTTAAGGTCTTGTGCCAATTCCAAGGTGTATTCTGCTTTGAGTGCTCTGGACTTTGCAGTCACAGAAGTCTTCTCAATGCTGAATGACATCTCGCGGAAGAGTTTGCCAGCATCGCCAGCTTGCTCAAGATCTTCGCGAGAGAAACCACGAGGAGTCTCGTAGGTGCCAGGTGAGGAATCGTTAAGCAGTGCAGGGTTGTTACCTTCTGCATCGCCACCAACGCCAGCGCCAGTTCTAGGGGTGTATGCACCAGTCGTTGCATCGAGACCTGCAGTGAAACCTGCATCAGGCTCGTTGAACAATGCTTCTTCGCCGCCTTGGTTCTCGTAGCGTGAACGCATTGCGAAGATGAGTCCAGTAGGACCACTCATTGGTTGGACGCCACAAACGTCATATGCCATCAAGTTAGGCATTGCGCGGCGAACAAGACTGATCAGAACTGGGTCGAAACCAGCGAGTCCTGCAGTATTAGCAGATCCGAGAGCGGATCCACCAGGGGATACAGTAGAAGCGCCAAGGCTGTTGACTGCAACTTCTTGTAGCATTCCACGCTCTTCGCGTAGGAAGCGTTCTTGGTTTTCCAGGAGGACGGAGGTCACTGCCTTCTTGTAACGATCAGCAATAGGAGTTGCTGCTTCGTTGTTAAGAACAGGTGACCACTTTTCCTGGAGATGTTCTGCGTTAAACATTGGGTCTCCGAATTTTTTGTTAGGAATTGTGGATAGAATTATTTAGTGAATCACTGATTCCAGCGGTTCATAGCGTTAATGTATTGTGCCATTGCAGGCGTTACATCTTCGGTACTACCTTCTACTGGAGTTTCATCAGCAACTTCTGCTTTGATTACCGACTCCTTAGTGAAGTAGGATTCTTTGATGGTTGTAAGTTTCTTGGAGAAGTCTTCTTCTGATTTGAAATCTACACCCTCGGCAAGAGATGCCAATTTTTCTTTCTGAGTATCAGCAAGACCTTCGGAAACTAGGTTTACGATGACCTGCTTAGCAGACTCATTAAGACGATTTTGAAGTTCAATATTTGCCTTAACCTGTTCGTTGAGGCGTTCTTCCATTTTACAAAGGTCTTCAGTCACACCTTCGAGAACGTCAATTTTCTCGTCGGGGATATTAATGTAGTGCTCTTCAAAGAGATTCTTCAGACCAACAATGAAGTCTTCGGTAATCTCATTTCTGATGCCACGATCAACATTGACTTGATTTTCTTCAAGCCACTTGCTGACCGCATAGTTCATAGTGCCATTAACTTCTTCAGCGAGTTCCTTTTTAGAAACTTCGATTGCCTCAGCAAGTTGTGCAGCAAAAGTCTCTTCGAGTTTTGCCCACTCTTCGTTGAGTTTAGAAGTAACAGCAGCTTCAAAAATTGTTTTTGCTTTTTCAGCAAAGTCTTCGGTGAGTTCGGTGCCTTCTGTTAGAGCAGCAACGTCTGCACTCATGTCTACTGATTCAAACTTGGGTTTGATTGGGTAGGTTACATTACCACCCATCTTGGTTCCATAAGCAATTTCTGCACCGAAAGTAGGAGCAGTGCCATTGGGAAGATCGGTGTTGCTTGCGCCACGATTAGGTTCGCCAGAAATGCCACCACCGATAGGAGCTGCTGCCTTAGCACCAGGATTCTCGTCGCCATCCTCATCATGCTCATGAGGAGTTGTGGTTACGCTATTTACTTCTTGAGGCGCTGCCTGACCAATAGCAACTCCAGGTTGAATAGGAGCAGCATGACCAGTGGCACCTTCACCAGCAGATGCTTTCGCATTGACTGCAGTGTTTGATTGACCTGTTGCAGCAGCGTCACCAGGGAGCACGGATGCGGTCACTGTTGGCATAGGATCTTGACCAGCCTCGGAAATTACAGCAGCGTGCTCACTAGCAAACTCCTCAAATTTTTCGTTAAGCATATCTGACATTTGAGTTTCCTCGTGTGTTCGTTATTGATTTAATCTATAGTTTATTTATGAAAGTAGTAATTTAAAGCGCGGAAATTAAACGCTCAAACGCCTGAAGCGTTTTTTCTTCTAACGCAATGCGTGAAGCGTTGTTAATCTCGGACTTCATTTCAGCAATTTCTTTCTCTTTAAGAATGCCGTTGTCCCAGACCCACTCTTTACCTTCCATGATTCCATTGACGAAAGCATCAGGTGCGGAAGGATCAGCAACAATATCTGCTGCTGTAGCAAGCATGAAGTCATCCATAACATATGAAGCACTTTCCTGTCGGTCGATACTTCCCATGCCTCTAGATGAGACACCTAACTTTACTCCTTCTTCCAGAAGATTTCTGGCAATGTTTCCCATGGGTGTGGCAAGAATTTGTGCTTTGCCCATGAAATTTTTTCCTTCCGCTTTCAGTGATGTGATTCTATGAGAAACACGATCAAGGTTAACGGTAGGACCATCAGGGTGACCAAGTTCGCCCAGAGCACGACCAGTTTTGACATACTCTTCGTTGTAACGACCTACCTCTTTCTCCAAAACAGAGAGGGGATAGATACGTCCATTGCGATTCTTGATTTCAGACTGCAAGAAAACACCTTCGATATACAGGTGCTTTTTGCCATCCTTCTCTTCGGAAAGAATCTGGATATCTTCGATGTTTTCTGTAATTAGTCTCATTCTTTTTCTGGTGATGGTTCGTCAAAGAAAGTGTCAGCAACGACTTTTTTATAGTCGTCCATACTCTGTGATGCTTTTGCATACAGGATGTCGGAGATTTTGTCCAGAGCGTTTGCTCTTTTCTCATCACCGATTAAATTTACGATGTCCAATACTTCAGACTCTAGTGGTTGATCACTCATACTAAAAAATTTTGGTTTAATTATTTATCAGTTTTAGATGCGGAAGGTTTTGGTGGTGCCTCCTTCATCTTTTTAATTTCTCTATCAACTCCAGCATCTGCTTCCGCTGACTGGAGTTCTGGTTGGAATGCCTTGTTCTGTTGCTCAAGATCCGTAAGCATATTTACTTGTACTGGATCAATAGCAATTCCAGTCTCAATATCTTGTTTGATCTGTTTATCAATTTCCTTATATTCATTTTCAGTTTGCATGAGAATCTTGCGGCGGATATATTCTGAAGAGAAATACTTACCAACAAAAGGATCCATTTGAGTAACAAGAGTGATGCGTTGCATCTGCATCTCTTGTTCCTTCAACTCATTGAAGTGATTATCAAACAGGAAGTCATACTGAATATGCTCTTCCATATCGTCCCAATCTTCGGGAGTAATAATACCCTTAAGGATTAGTTGAGTCTTAAGAATATCATGGAACAACTGAGCAAAACGCTTGCGGAGACGACCAATAAACTTAGTAAACTTCAGTTCGTCACGTAGAATTTCTGTAGACTTGCCAAGGTTGAATGCCTTGTTATCGTCTGTCAGACGAGAAGGTGGCAGGTTTAGGGAGTTGTATAGTTTCTTTTTGAAATACTCAACGTCCTTAAGTTCGCCAAGGTTTTGACCACCAGGCAGAGTTGTGATCTCAGTGCCACGACCACCTTCTCTACGAGGCAACCAGAAATCTTCAAGCATACTCATATGCTTTTTGTCATCACGGATTTCACCAGTTTGTGCATCGTAAACTAGTTTGTTACGATAACGTGCCATGACATCACGGAGGTATTGTTCCGCTTTGACTTTAGGTAGGTTGCCTACATCGATGTAAAAGATTCTACGTTCGGGTGCTCTTGATAGTCTGTAGATAACAAGACTATCTTCAATCATTCTTAATTGATTCAATGACTTGATTGCCTTATGCAGGAAACTCAAATTCATCTTTTTGTTAAGATCCATTACACCAGAAGTGGATTGTGCAATGGCATCAGCAGCAATCTTGATACCTTCCTGGTTTGTCCAATCCATGGCACCAGTAACTGAAGGCATGTTGCCAGCAAATCCTTTAGGATTGTAAATATAAAATTCAATATACTCGCCATAGTCATACTGAAGTGCTGATCCTTTTTCCTGCTCATCCTTATTAGGATCGGATCCTTTCAGTTTATGTCTAACTTTTCTAACCTTGAGCGAATCCATGTAGCGTAGCTCTAGGATTCCTTTTCTTGGATTGTCAAGGTCAATTACTTTGTGATAATGACAGCGACCATCAACATACCAATTACGAATAATTTCGTGCGCGTTGGTATTAAAATCCATCATGCGAAGAATTCTATTGAATTCATCACGGATTTTTTTCTTAACTCCAGCACCTACTTCTAGGTTTGCTAAGTCTACTTCGACGGGTTTGTCGTCACCATCATTGACAACAAACTCATTTACAATTTCATCGATAGCAGAGTCACATTCTGGATGTAGTGACATGTCGCGATATCTACGAATAAGTTCATATTCGCTTTTTGAATTCT